AGATTATTGAAATCTGGACTCACGAAGAAGTCTGTGTGATCGCCAACCGCCTAACGGTTATCGAACACCGAGAAAACCCTTACTATGCGCTAAATAAGGCCAAATTCGAGCAGCGCAAGCTTGAGTGGGAACTACGCCGTATGCAGAAACTCCAACAGACGGCAGGCCTTGAAGATATTGGCGAGTTTAAAGAGGAGTTTAACAAAAAGGGCGCAGGACTTATTCCGTTCGCTCACGGCTGCGACTACCCAGACGTATCGCTTATCTATGGCTCAAGCGATGTAGATATTATCGCTAACGAGCAAGAGCTACTTAACACGCTTACAGAGCTTAATATTGAAGCCGTGCTTTATCAGTTATACCCAGAGCGCCGTATCGACCCTAAGTTTGCAGGCAAGCTAGACAACCTAGACCCAGCACCAGGCAAAGTTTATCCGTTACCAGCAGGAGCTATGGACTGGAACAACCCACCAGCAATTCCGACCAACGCTTTTGCAGAGCGTAACAACATCAAGGGCGAAATCAGAGAGAGCGCCAGCGTATCAGAGATTAGCAAGGGTATCACAGCCACCGACAGCACGACAGCGACCGAAATTAAAGCTATGCTCGGCCAAGCAGATGTCCGTATCAGAGAAAAGGCCGACAACCTTGCGCAAGGCTTCTTTATGCAAGAGGCTACTATCGTATTCAAGCTATTAAAGCTTTATGCAGACGATAACTATATGATTCGCAAAGTTGGCGAAGATGGCATCAAGTTTGAAGATGTCGAGATGAGCAAGTTTATAGGCGATTATACCCCTATGGTTACGCTAGATGTCCAGGCGCAGCTCGAAAAGTCCGAGAAACAGGAAGCCTATACCAACGCTTACCAGATGATTATTGCAGACCCTACGAATAACCTAACCGAAGCAAAGCGCATCATGTATCCAAAGATGATGCCAGAACTAAGCCAAGAAGAAATCCAAGCGATCATAACACCAGCACAGCCACAAATGCCACCAATGGCACAACCAACGCCACAACCAACGCCACAAATGGCAGATATGGCCGCTCAAGATATGATGGCGCAAGATGTAATGCAACAGGAGCAATTAAATGCAGAACCAGCTCTCTAAAGAGCAGAGCTTCTTCACAGCGGAGGAGCAAAAGACAATAAACCGATGGCTCAGAACCGACACAGGCGCAAAGCTACTACAAGGCATTAAAGAGTTCGAGCAAGCGCACCTAGACTGCGCAAAGCTCGCTCTAAGCGCCAACAAAGGTAACGACTATATAGCCAACAAGGTAGCAGCAGCAGAAGCGACAGAGCAGATATACGAGTGGCTAAAACCACCAGAGAAAGAGCCAGACGGCGAAGAACAGTAACCAAAACAAAACACGACCAAGCACCTTAACACCATGCAAGCATAATGAGCCAGCGAATCGGCACTATTAAGAGGAATTAGAAATAATCCCTATTAGTTATTAACTAAAAAATCCTGGAAAGACCAGGCGCAACCGCCAATTGCGATAGTGCCGAGCCGTTGGTGGGGCAACCCACCAAAGCAACCATTAACTAAAGGAGAGTTCATGGACGAACAAACTGGAACTGAGAACGACCTATTCGAAGCCTCAGACATGGAATCGGTAGCTAACGAATCCATAGAAGAACAAGCAACGGAAGATAACGGCTCGGCAGTAGAGGCAACCAATGAGCAAACAGATAGCGAAGAATCCGCTAACGAAGCGCCAGCCGTTGAATCTACACAAACACAAACTGGCGATGAGCTAGACGAATTTTTGGCGAAAAAAGGTATAAATCCAAGCGACCCTAACGCAATTAGGAAAATCGCAGATATGTACCGCAATTCTGAAAAGTTGGCTTACAACAAGTCGCAACAAACAGCACAATTGCAGAGGCAATTAGCCCAGCAAAACCAGCAAACATCTGTGCCAGACCAAGAGGCTCTTAACAGAGTCCGCTCGCTCGAAATACAGATGGGAACAAAAGAGTGGAAATCTACGCACAATCTTAGCGAAGATGACGAACAAAAGATGGTGGAGTTTATCAACCAACCTATCGTCGATAACCTAGGAAATCCGAAGATTAACCCTCTAACTGGCACACCTTACACAAAAGGTATGCTCGTAAACAATGGTGTGCTTACCCTAGACGATGTTTACCGTCTATCTGGCTGCGGCGTAAAGCAAGTCGATGACCTTAAAGCAAATCTTCGCAAGGAGATTGAAAACGAGATGGCTGCACGACAAGCTGCAAAGAGGCCAAGTAGCAACGCTACTAACTCCGCACAGTTTGGCAAAGCCGAACAAGACGACCCATTTTTGACTGGACTATTCGGCGAATAATTAACTTTTCAATACTTTTAGGAGATAAATAAAATGCCATCCATTAACTTGGCTACCAAGTATTCTGGCAAGCTCGACCAGCTCTTTACCGCTGGCTCTTACACAGATGCTTACATTAACAAAGACTACGACTTCACAGGCGCAAAGACTGTCGAGGTCTACACCGTTTCTACGGTCGAACTATCGAACTACGATCGCACTAATACTGGCGACCGCTTCGGTGGTAACAACGAAATCCAGGACGTCGTAACCGCTTACACCCTCGGTAACGATAAGTGCTTCAAGCTCACAATTGACGAGGGCAACTACCAGCAACAGGCTCTAGCTAAGAAAGCTGGTGAAGTCCTCAAAGCTCAGATGGAAGAAAAAGTTATTCCAACTGTAGATAAGAACCGCTTGCTTAAGGCTGCTATCGGTGCTGCTGCTGTTTCTCAGTATTATGCTCCAACCGCTGGCCACGCTTACGAAGATGTCTTGAAGATGAGCGCAGCTCTTGACGAAGCTAAAGCTCCACAGAGCGGCCGTGTCCTCTGGGTTACTCCAACTTTCTACAACGCAATTAAGACCCAGATTACTACTACCGTTAACGCTTCCGAATACAACGGCAAGCTTCTCGGCCGTGGCTTCGTTGGCGAACTCGATGGCACTCCAGTCGTGAAAGTTCCGTCCAGCTACTTCCCAACCAACACCAGCGCTATTATGTGCCACAAGCGCTCTCTATTGGGCGTTGACCAGATTAAGAGTGTTAAGATTATTGACGACTCTGAACTCGTTGACGGTAAAGTTCTTCGTGGCCGCTTCATCTACGATAGCTTTATCCTAAACGGCAAGAAGAACGCAGTAGCTGCTATCGGCACTGGCTCTTTGAGCTAATATCTAGCTACACGCTAAATCAAAAATACTCCCTACGGCCGAGGGGGTATTTTTTATTGTGCTAAAATTAAAGTAATTGGCGTTGCGAGTGCATTACATAATGGACTCAAACTATAATCTTGGCGGCTTAATAGCCCGAATCAAAACAAAGCTCGATGATCAAGAGTTCGACACAGACACAATCACGCAATTCTTAAATGATGCCTACTTCGATGTCGTAGGCGATGAAGAATACCAGTTTTTAGAGCAAATCTATCAAGCTACCACTCAAGGCTCTGACATCTTGCCACTACCTCGCAACTTCCAGACTCTTTTTACTCTAACAGCCAAAAATGAGCATGGAGTCTTTCCGCTCGAATATATGCCAAAAGAGCAGTTCTTCGCACTAGACAAGGACGATGGCTTAAAGAGTTACAAATATACAATCTTCGGCAACCAACTATTTTACGGCTTACCAAGCATTGAAAACGACAAAACGCCAACTGGCGAAGATAAGTTCTACGAATTATCGCTGTTTTACCTAGCTAAACCGCTCGCTATGGCCTCCGAAACCGACAAGCCACTAATTCCTTATGAGTTCGGTGAAATCCTCGTTCTAGGCGCTCTGGCGAGGTGTGAGCAACGCCGTGATAACTTCGATTATGCGGGCATATATGAATCTAAGATGGACGAGCTAGTAACTAACATGAAGCTACGCTATTGCCCACGCCAGCTCGCAAACGAAAACAGAGCAAAACTACCAGTAATTGTAAGGAATAGGCACTAATGGCGATTAAATCAAACTTCACAAGGCGAAATGTGCCAAATGTTGGCACTCGCAAAAGCGCTCCAACTACCACCAACTTTGCTAAAGGTGTTGCAACCTACAAGCCAAACGACATGATGGGAACGGACGAGCTACGACTAGCCCAAGATGCTCGCTTCGATAGAGTAGGCGAATATGCCACCAGAACAGGCTTAAAGGCTCTAAGTAGCAACATTATAGGCTTAACGACAAACGGAGCAACCACGGGCGTTACAGCAAGCCTAGCGACCATTACAGGAGCATATACATACACAGCAAACGCCGATGCTCGTATATGTGGCTT